TGCAGTTCGAGCAGAATATGAACGGCCTGTACTGCCGCGAGTACGCGGTGCGCACCGTGGTCGACTTCATCGTTCGCAACATCGCGTCCCTCCCGCTGAAGGTCTACAGGAAGGACGCCAACGGGGACCCGGTAGAAGTCGACTCGGGCAGCTTCCACCAGCTGATGAAACGGCCGAGCAGGATGCCCGGCGCGAGCCGCTACCGGTTCGTGCAGCGGCTGCTCGAAGACATGCTGCTCGAGGACAAGTGGCTGTGCATGCTCGGCCTGAACGAGGACGGCACATACAGCCTGCGCCGCATGCCGCCCGGCTCCTACCATCTGAGCGCAAACGCGTTCGGCGAGATCCAGCAGGTGCGCATCGACGGGCATGGCGTCATCCCCGACAAGCCCTACCCGCTGCCCGACCCGCGCATCATCCTGGACATCGGCTACGTCTCCTCCCTGCAGTTCGGCTCCCCGGTCTCAAGCGTGCTGCAGCCATTGCTCGCCGAATCCCGCGCGCTCATGAGATACCGGGAGAACATCGCCAAAAACGGCGGGCAGATCCCCGGCTACGTATTCCGGCCCAAGGAAATGCCCTGGCCCAGCCAGGACGAATACGACGAGTTCACGCAAGGCATGCGCAACTACACGCAGTCCGGAGGCCAGGCCGGCTTCATGCCCACGCTGAAGGACGGCATGGAGATCCGCGCCGTCGAGAACATCTTCAAACCCGTCGACATGAACGACCTCGAGGCCCGCAACGACATCAACATCGCCGTGGCCACCGCATTCCAGATCTCCCCGGAGAACATCGGATTCCGCACCGGCACCAACTCGAACATCGCCGCCTACAAGGAGAAGCTATGGAACGTCGAACTGCTGCCCTACATCACCGCCTTCGAGGAGGCATTGAACCTCACGCTCCCGGACGCCGTGGGCGAGCCTGACCGCTACGTCAAGGCCAACCTCGACAGCAAGCTGCGCGGCACGATGGAGACCCAGTACCAGGCGCTGTCCACCGCGACCGGCCGCCCGTTCATGACCACCAACTACGCGCGACGCCTCCTCGACATGCAGCCGGTCGACGGCGGCGACCAGCTCGTCACCCCCATGAACGTGGAGGCCGGAGGCCAGCCCAGCCCGCAGGACGGCGGCCGCACGCAGAACGCGCAGACAGGCAGCAGCCCCAACGGCAAGACCGGCGAAGCGCTCGCCATGTTCGACGAATTCAAACGCCTGCACCGATACGATGCAGGATTCCAGCATGAATGGGATGCGATGAAAGGACAATCCGATGAAATTTGACCATCTCAGCGTGCAGGCCAAGGAAGTCAAGGCGCTGCCCGGCGAGGGAACCGGCGTGTTCTCCGGCTACGCCTCGACATGGGACCGCGACCTGTACGACGACCAGATCGTCAAAGGCGCATTCGCAGGCACGCTCAATGACGACTTCCACGGCGACGGCTCCGGCATCCCGATCCACTGGCAGCACTCCGACGAATCCCCCAACGACATCATCGGCCAGACACTGAGCGCGCTCGAGGACGACCACGGGCTGCTCGTCACCGCTAAGCTCGACCTGGACATCCCCGAAGGCCAGCGCGCCTACGAGCTGCTGCAGCGCGGACTCATCCACCAGATGAGCATCGGCTACATCCCCACGCAGACCGCCTTCGTGCAAACCGCGGGATCAGACGACCCGTGGGACGGCTACCGGGAGATACGCCAGATCAGACTCTTCGAGATATCCCTCGTGCAGATAGCCGCCAACCAGGGAGCCGAAGTGCTCGAAGTGAAGGCCGGCCGCGCGATCAGCGCATCCAACGAATCGAAGATCCGCACCGCGCACGACGCGCTCGCCGACCTGCTCGACTCGATCAGCGAGACCCCGCAGGATCTCGACGAGAAATCCGGGAAGACTTCCGGCTGCGAGGAATCGGCCGGGGAATCCGGACACAAGGATTTCGGCCCGTCGTGGGCCGATGAATATAAGGAACTCAGCGCCTTTTTCGCTGGCATCTAAGAAAGAAGAGGATCCGCATGAACATCGTGGAGCAACTCGCCGCCGAGAAGAAGGCGGCACTGGCCATCACCGGCAAGGGGATGGAGAACATCACCGAAGACGAGCAGAACGAGCTCAAGGCCCACTACGAGGAGGCCAAGAAGCTCTCCGAGCGCATCAGCCTGTTCAAGTCCGTGAACGAGGATCTGGACAAGCTCGGCGCGCAGCCCAAGCAGGCTCCCAATAAGGCGAAGAGCCTGGGCGAGCATTACGTGCAGGAGCTGCGGGCCAAGGGCCTGACGGTGCTGGAGACCAAGACCCGCCCGTTCCAGACCTCCGAGTTCAAGGCCGCGTCGGACACGCACGTGGTCGGCGGCGATGACGGCGCCTACGGGCCGGTCGTCACCGACATCGACCAGCAGGGCGTGTGGGGCTACGAGTACGCGCTGAGCGTCGCCAGCCTGTTCTCCTCCGGCTCCATCAGCGGCAACAGCATCAAGTACCCGGTGTACGGGGCGTTGGAAGGCGGCGCGAAGAGCGTCAAGGAAGGCGCGCAGAAGCCACAGCTGCACCTGCCCGATCCGACGTGGATCGTCGACTCGCTCTCCGAGGTCGCCGCATACTGGAAGATCTCGGACGACATGGCCGAGGACTACCCCTACATAGTCAGCGAGATCCAGCAGCACGCCACCTACAACCTGCAATTGCAGGAGGAGCTGCAGCTGCTGTCCGGCAACGGCGCGAACGCCGACCTCAAGGGCGTCCTCAACCGGGGCGTCCAGTCGATCGCCAAGGGCGCGGACAGCGACCCCGACCGCATCTTCCACGCGACCACGCTGATCAACACCAAGACCGGCTTCCCCGCCGACGCAGTCGTCATCAACCCCGTCGACTACGAGGCCCTGCGCCTGCTCAAAGACGGCAACCAGCAGTACTACGGCGGCGGCTTCTTCGCCGGCCAGTACGGGCAGGGCGGCATCATGCCCAACCCGGCATTGTGGGGGCTGCGCACCGTCGTCACCCCCAGTATCGCGGCAGGCACCGTGCTCGCGGGCGCGTTCAAGCCCGGCGGCATGGTGTTCCGCAAGGGCGGGCTGCGCGTCGAATCCACGAACTCGAACGAGAACGACTTCACGAACGACAAGATCACGTTCCGCGTCAAGGAGCGCCTCGGCCTGCAGGTCAAGTACCCGCAGGCGTTCGTGAGCGTCGCCCTGGGCGCGAAGACCGGGGCCTGATCCCCGGGAAGGAGGCCGACGACATGACCGATACGGCGATCCCCGACATCATCCAGGACCCCGGGTCGTTCGACCCCGACGCCGCATTCTGGCTGAAAGCCGCCCAGTCGGCCATCCGCGCATACTGCGGATGGCACGTCACCCCCAACACGCGGCTCACCGGCGCATTGAACTGCCGGGGCGGCGCGGTGATCAGGCTGCCGGCACGCCATATCACCGCCATCGCATCCCTGACCGGCCGGGGCGGCAGGCCCATCCCGTACGCGTGCGACCCGGACACCGGCCTCGTGGAAAGCACCGGCGCGCCATTCCCCATCGGAGTGGCGGCCGTCAGCTACGACATCATGGCCGGATACGACGAGTGCCCCGACGTGCAGGGCGTGCTCGTCACGGCCGCGCGCCGATACGCGTCGACGCCGAACGGGCTGGTGCGCAGCCAGAGCGTGAACGGCGCGTCGGTCAGCTACGACCCGACGTCGCTCATGCAGGAGGAGCGGCTCAGGCTCCTGCCGTACCGGCTGGCGGGACTGCCATGAGCCTAAGCGACTACATCGCCGGACCCGGCTTCCCCATGCCGCAATCCACCGCATTCACCAGGCTGCGCGCCACGGGAAAGCCCAGCGCGGCCAACCCCGAGCGCCTCGTCGAGGACTGGGCGCGCCCCGAGGAGCTGCGCGTCACGGGATTCCTCGCATCGTCGGCCAGCAGCCAGAGCACGCAGGACGACCGGCGCACCACCGTCAGCGGCGCCACCCTGACGCTCGCCGACCCGCATGCCGACGTGAAGCTCAACGACAGAATCAGAACCGATCCCGACGACGGCCGCCTGTGGCGCGTCACGGGATTCCCGTCCGCCGACCGCAACCCGTTCACCGGATGGCAGCCGACCAGGGAGATCGCATTGGAGGAGGTGGCCGGATAATGGCCAGAGCAGGACAGACCAAAGTCAAATTCAACCAGAGCTACTTCGACAGGATCCTCAAGGACGCCGCAGTCGCGCAGATGACCATGGCCAAGGCCAACGAGGTATGCGCCCGCGCCAAGTCCACGGCCCCCGTGCTCACCGGGCATTATCGCGACGGCCTGCACGTCGAACGGCGCGACTACCCGCATCGCACCGGATACCTCGTCGTAGGGGACGCGCCGCACACCCTGCTCGTCGAAGCGAAGACAGGCAACCTCGCCCGCGCATTGAAGGCGAGCCGGGGATGATCGTCACGCCGCCCGACATGGAGACCTGGCTGTGCTCCCACATCCGAACCATCGCCCCCGCCATCCCCGGCCTGCAGGTCGACAGCACCGTGCCCGACGGCTACCGGGGGGAATACCCGCTGATCCGCGTGCGCGACGACTCCGGAGCTAAGACCAGCGCGGTCACATTCGACCGGAGCATCGGCGTCAGCGTGTACATGGGATCCAAGCAGGACGCCAAGCCCGGCATGGACCTCGCCCGCACGCTCATGGCCCGGCTCATGGACGCGGACAGCATCAGCACAGCCCCCGGCTCGCCCATAGCCGCCGTCGAACAGGACGGGTGCAACGGACCCTACTCCGCCACCGACAGCCAGGACACGGCCGTCGCCTACTTCACGCTCGAATACAGCGTCGTCGGCGACGAATACCCGCGCTGACCCCGATCCCACCAGCAAGCAAACCATCCACAAGCAAGGAGCAATATCATGCCCGACAACCAAGACGGCTTCGGCTTCCTCGTCGACGCGAACGGCAACAGCCTCTCCGCAGTCAAGGTGCCCATCACCGGAAAAGCCTCGTTCGCGCCCTACGCGGCCGAGAACATCATCAGCGACGAGGACATGGGAGCCAACCCCATCGTCCTGCCCTCCGCGCACAAGATCCTCGGCCTGTTCAAGGAGGACGGCGGCTTCGCCGACGGACGCGACGACGGCGACCCCATCAAGCTGTTCCAGCAGGGCTACCAGCTGCCCGGCGAAGGCAGCCGCAACGTCGCCATCGGACTGGCCGAGGAGAACTCCTCCGTCCAGGCCCTCATCGAAGGCAAGACCCCCGACGCGCACGGCGTCATCTACGTCGACAGCAGCCTGCCCGACAACCGGTTCGTCCTCTTCACCCTCGAACGGTTCAAGAACAAGTACGAGCGCCGCCGCTGCGGCATCGCCAACATCACCAGCGTCGACTACGACCAGAGCACGCGCGGCGACATCGAAGGCGTGACCGTCACCTTCACCTGGGTCGAAGATGAGCTGCTGCAAGGCGCCCCATTCAAGCAATGGTTCGGCAAGCCCGGAGCCACGCCCAAACAGCCGTGAACCCCCACCCGTAACCGCATAACCGAAAGGAACCACCCATGACCACCAAGAAAGCCCAAAGCCAAGCCGACAACGGCATCACCGTCGAAGACATCCGGATCGACGACAGCGCATTCGACGAATACGACGACGAGCAGGCAGGCAAGGCCCTCGAAGCGATCGCCGCCAGCAGCCGCGTCAAACGCATCATCCTCGAAAAGGACAAGTCCTTCATCGGCCGATACTCCGACGGCACGCGCATCCGCATCCCCCTGCGCATCAGCCTCAGCGTCGTCAACCAGCTCACCGAGAAAAGCGACGACCCCGTCGACCAGCTCTCCGGCCTCATCGAAACCCTGAGCGGCAAGGACGAAGCCAGCACATTCGTCAGCCAGCCAGTCAACGAAAGCACCGCGCTCGCCATCCAGTACTTCAAGGACCTGCAGAAGATCACCAACGCCACCATGGGGGAATAGCCGCCGTCGCCCGCATCTACCGCGAGCATCCCATAGCGTTCACGGCGACCATGCGCGCAAGCTACGGGATCGGCATCGGCCAGATAGGCGACGACGTGACCTACGGGGAGGCATGGCAGCTCGTCCAGCACGCGCTCGACGACACCAGCACCCCATTGTGCGCGGAGCTCGCCGAATGGTCATACCCGGCCACGCTCGTGCAGCTCCTGCAGCTCGCGGCCACCGCGGGCGACGGCAAAACAGCGGAACGGCTCATGCCCTGGCGCATGAACGCACGCCATTCGCGCAATCCAAGCGAGATCGAGCAGGCCCGGCGCGAAATCGACGACGAGATGCTCATAGCCAGCCAGTAGCCGGCAACGGGAGGAGACGACGATGACGGCGATAGTCGGATCCGGA